CTTGCATTAATAGACATTGTTGTGTCACTCCTTAACTCATCTACATTATCATTCCATACTGCAATAGTATTTAAAGCAATTGGGTCTGTTTTTGTAACATCTCCACTTGCATCAGCAACCCAATCTAAAGTTCCATTTGCATCTGATAGTTTTAAAATCTGCCCACTTGTGCCCCTTGTTGTAGGGAATTTAAAAGTATTAGAACCTGCATTAAATTGAATCTGAGTAGTACTCATTGACAAAGGTGATCCATTGCCCAATCCATCGGTTAATTGTTGGATACTTGATGTTAAAGCACTTTCAGTAGTTGCACCAATTGAAAGAACACTTTTATAGGTTGATGCAATTGATTTATTCGTTAATACTGCCATTCTTTTTGAGTTTTAATAAAAACTGTTTTAATTTTTTAATGTTGTCTTGTTTTGGTTTGTAACTCAAAGCACCCATCCATTAAATGTTGCATCGTAACTTGGATAAATATCATCATTTGTATTAGTGGTATATTCGGGAAATTTAGATTGATTAAAAGTCATATGATCTATAAACCTTCTAGAGTACCACTCAGCGTATGTTCTTGCTTTTTCTACTAAGTAATCAACTTCTCCCTTATTAACTGTCTCAGCAGTCTCAGAAGTGTGTTTAAATACTCCTCCGTTCTTTATCTGATACGCAGCAAAAGGAATATAATCAACTTGAGCAAACCAAATCAACATCGGTTGAATGTACTCATTTAAAAGATTTTTGTAATCAGAAAAAGGAGCATTATCTATATCACCATTACCTATTATTAAAGTGTACTTATCGTATAATTTAGATCCTAGATAATTCTGAATGTTTATTTGCTGACTAATCTTTATAAATTGTATAAATTTGTCAGTATCTACAGATCCATCCAAAATGCTATTTCTGACTAAATCTGTGCGGTTAATGAATAAAACTGTTGCCATTAGTATTTGTATTTTAATGATCCGTGATTAGGTAAATCAAAAGTTGCTCTTTTAGCATCTTTACTTCCGAAAGGATTTCTTATATAGCTTTTAGGAATGCTTCCTGTTCTTCTATAATTTTTAAGATCTTCACTTACATCAGCACCTTTTTTTCTTCTATATAAAACTTGTTTCCAAGCGTGACGGCAATAACAACCTCCTTTATATTTAAATAAGTCATAAGAAGTTTTACCCGAAGGAGCAAATTTGCCATTTACCTTCGATCTACTAGCCTTATCAATATCCTCAATAGTGTATACAATTCCTTTTTTAGATAGACCCATCATTTTTTTACAGAAATCTCTAGTTTTATAGGATTTTTTTCTTTTTCCTTCCGCATCCTTTTGAATAGATTTAGCCATTGATTTCTTATAATATTGGTATCTTATTTTATAATTATCAGTATCTAAATCACTATAAGAACTCCCCTTCTTTTTAGACTCAATAGGGTTAGCTAATCCAACTAACCTTCTTATTTTATTTAGAGTAGTTTCCTTATTTACAATACTTGCTCCAACCCACTCTTCATCCGATACATTTTCATCAGAAACATCTCTTACATCCGTAATGATCCAATCATCATTTACGGTTTCCCCACTTAAATTTTCTAAAATTAAATTACCTTCTTCCTCGCTTAGTTTAGGAATATACTTATCACTAAACTCCTCGTGATTTTTACAAGGCATATAATAGGTGACCCCATCGACTTGGTGTTCGTGATGTCCTTCGCACCCTATTGATTTAGCAATTTTTTCAGCTTCCTCGATAGTATCATAAGCAGTCTTACCATCTATCTGCTTACTCATCTCAATTCCTGTCTCTTCCTCTATATCTTCCTTATCTTGTAAGGTCTTATCAACCTCTGTAAATTCTAACGGTTGTAAGGTGATAAAGTATAGGTTTAAGCTGATATCGTTGTAAGCAAGTAGTTTATCAAAGCAATCAATTAAAAGTTCTTGAAAAGGTCTAATAACAGTATTATCCATTAACAAGGATGCGGTCTTAATCTCATCTGCGTTGTTTCCTAAACCAACACCATCTTTAATTCCTAAAAGCATTGGGGAGACTACCCTATGAGCAACTAAGATCTTCTGTGTAGACTCCGAAGATAAGAATTGGTATTGATTGTGAGCATCTGATATTTGAATCGGAGTAACATCTGCTGCAGTTTCCTTATCTGAATTAAAACTTAAAATAAATTTACCCGCATTAGAACTCCCCGAAAATTTCATTGCTATTTTACTTTCTAGTAATTCCCTTTCTTCTTGATTAGGAACACCATTATTGAAGTTAATTAGCATATTAGGAGACAACCCATTCATTATATTATTAATGTGGAAGTTGCTTATTTCCTCTTCAAGCTGTGCGTATTGAATCCCTCCTTGGTAGTCTACAGGACTATAATAATAAAAACCCGCTCTATAAGGTTTAATATAATAAATCTCAATACTTTCTTTAGATTTTCCGTAAGCGGGAATTCTTAAAGGTTTCTCACTAGGTTTAATATTTGCCCAATCCTTAAAATAATAATAAGCGGGAATATCACCTTCACTATCAGCTTTCTCTGCCCTTAAGGTTTCGATAGGCATATGCGATAGTTCAACAATTCTTGATCTATTTTTAGAATAGATTACTTGTATTGCAGCTTGACCCATTAACTTAAGATCGTAACAAACCTTCATTACGCAATCTTTGTGAAATAATGAAATCATTTCGGCATACTGATCGGGTTTTTTATTAGCATTTGTTGCTCCTAATCCTTTACCGTAGATAGCTTGACTTATTCCATTGATAGCTGCATTATTTGTAGGACTTCCGTTATATCTATCAATTAGATATTGAAAATAATTATTATCCTCTCCGTAAGCAACCCAATCCTTATTAGCAACCTCAATTATCTCGGGAGATGTATAAGTGTTAAGATTTACAATACCAAAAGAGGATTTATTTACACTAACTCCTTTAGGCAAGTTCTTGTTCTTTTTCATATAACTATATATTCGTTGTTAAAGGAATCATCAGTTGTAAATTCTCCTTCATTTAGTTTGTAGTAATCATTATTTATTTGATTAATTGTCTGATTAGTACAAAACATTCTGTCTTTAAATATTACATCTGTTCCCGATACTAATTTGAAATCGTAAAAATGATTCTCTACTAAAATAGGAGAAAAAGTATTTTGAAAAGTAATATAATTCCCCGAAACACTTGCTCCTGTTATCGTGTAATTAACACTAATATTTGTTGAGTCATCTCTTATAGTCATTGTAAATGTGTTTAAAGAGTAATTCCGAGGGATTAAATTAAATGTCTGAGCGGTTGCCGATGTTGTTACTATAACCATAACTAAGTAACGATTTTTTTTACCTATTTTGTTTTAAGAACCGCACCCAACACAATCAATCTCAGAACTTGTAGGTTTTATTCCGTTTAATTTCATTTTAAGGTTGTGAATTTTATCTTTTATTTCCATATCGTTAAAAAGGTTTCCTGTTAATTGAGTTTCTAAAGTTTGTATTTGATTGTGTAGTTCTTGCATTTTTATAATAGAATTTGAGGTTAAAAAAATAAATAATCTTTTACTCTAAAGTAAAATAAAGCAAAAAAAAAGCACCCCCTATAAAGGGATGCTTCTTTAATAAAATAATAATTATTAAGGAAGAGAGGGAATTCCTACAGGTGTAGGGTCAATAGGACTAGCTGCTGCTGCAACTCCCGCTCCCGATTGTACGAAATAAGGAGCTTGTTCCTCCATTCCTTCCATTACGAGAGTAAACCCGCTTAAATCACCCGCTGCACTTCCCGTTACTATTGAACCCGAACTAGCATCCATTCCATTTTCGTATCCACAAAGGAATAAATGCCCGTAATAATCTTCTACTATTACAACGGGTCTACCCGCTACAATTAGTTGAATTTGGTTCTTAGTTAAATTGTCTAAGAAAGTTAATGTAAGATTCAATGTCTGAGTATAGAAAGTTGTTCCATTTTCTCTACTACTTGTTATCGTAGTTTCTAAGCTAGAATTTCCTTTACACTCGTATTGGTAAAAATCGGGAGATCCCGTAAATCCCGTTACTTCATCCAAAGTTGCGGGAGTTGTATCAAATGTTGCCACAATAGGAAAGTTAGCAAAATATACTGATTTTACTCCTCCAAATGCACTTTTACAGGGTAATAATCTTCCTGCCGTTACGTTACAAGCCATAGTTTTTTTTAGTTTAAAATAAAAAAAGGTAGATAGATTTTACCACCTACCTTTTTCTATATAGTTTATAATTTTATTAAGCGTAGAAAACGATGTCTTGTCCAATTCCTATTTGGCACCCAGCTGAATACCTCATTATAAATCTGACATTCTGACTGCCATCGATATCTTGCATATCAATAATCTTAACCTCATTCATATTGTTAAGTAATCCTGTTCCAAAGAATAGGTTACTTCTCTGCGCTGCAATCATTTTATTATCTGAAAGACCAGGAGCAACGAATATCTTAACTCCATTTACAGTTAAAGATCCGTTATTCCACCATTGCGTACCCATATTGTTTACACCGTTAGCACCTAAACCCGCTGCTGCGAATCCACCTAATGCTTGAACGTAAAATTTAGCAATACTAGAGGGTACATAAATAAATAAATCCTCTTTGCCGTACAGTGCAGCGGGAATCGCATCAACTACCCTAGAAAGTTCTGCCACTACGTTTGCGCTATCTACTCCACCACCTACTGCAGCAACATCTACAACTGTATTATCAGCTGCTAATAAAACTTCGTATCCATCAAATTCTCCTACGTTTGCAGCGAATCCTTGAAACAAAGTAGTCTCAGTCTTTTGAGCAACCTCTGCAGCAACGTGCGCTATCATAAAATCACTAAACTTAGGAGGAAGTGTCTGTGACATTCCGTATCCCATTGACTGCGCTTCCCAATCACTTACGAAATCTTTTTTGCAAAGTTGTAAGTTGACTTGAAATTCATCAGGCTGAAGGATAGTTTCCGTTAACGTAACCGAACTATTTGCATTAAAGTCACAAGTGGCATCAGATACTAAAGCACCGGTGTCTAATTTCTTAATAACTTCTTTAAAAGCAATATTTGGTTTTACGGTTACACCTCCATCATTGATAGTACTCGCAGACAATAATGCTGCTGCAATGTACTCTCCCGCAAACTCACCCGCATAGGTGGTTGTAATGTTAGTTGTTGTTCCTAATTCGACTCTTTTTAAACTCATTCTTTTTATATTTTATAATTTATAATTATGCCTCAGATGCCCAAATACCTACACCGCCAATGATGTACCACTCAGTCAAAGCTACTGCTCTAAGGATAACATAGTCACCTTTATTTGCGGTTGCTTTTGTGTTTACAAAATCTTTGTCGACTACTCCACTAGCTACTGAATCAGCTGCAGCGTTTGCGATTGTTCCGTTTATTCCATCTACTGCGTTTGGAGATAAAGTGATTGTGTTATTTCCGTCTGCTCCTGTATTTCTAAAAAGAAATGTTGCACCTAAATTTCCCGCTTCTATTTTAGGAAGGGTAATAGTTAAGGCATCTGTTGCTACGTTCTGATCTGCGTCTGCTGATCCCGCATCGATAGATGCTGATGCACTAATTGTAGACTGCAATGCTTGAACATAAACAATATCATTCGATGTTGTGCTTGTTGTACTCATTTTATATTAGTTATTTTGTTTAAAATTGTATCTAGTGTTGTATTAATTCTATTTTGAGAATAGACAAACTTCATTGCGCTTGTGCTTTCTCCTTCGGGATTGTGTTTAATAGCTTTAGCTGCGGGTTCAGTCGAAAGTTTTTCTTCAACTTCTTTTTCAATCTCCTCCTTTACTTCCTCTTTTAATTCCTCCTTTACCTCTTCTTTAAATTCCTCTTTTACTGTTCTAGATTTTAAAGTATTTACATCATCAGATGCTTCAACTTTATCTTTCTTTAAATCAGCAATAGCATCCTCAAGGTTTTGAATCCTTTTTTCCATTCCTTCCCAATCTCCAACTTCAGCCATTTTTTTATCGTATCCCATCTCATCCTCTTCAGCTAGATCTTCATTACCTTCCTCTAAGTCTTCAGTAGTTTCTTCATCCTCTTTTTCGGGGACTTCATCACTTACTTCTCTGACATCGGAAATAATTCCTTCCTCTTCAGAGACTAATAACCTACCATCTTCAAGTAAATACTCTCCGACAGGCAACGCTACTTTTTCATCATCAGTAATAATAAAAATCTCTTTGCCTTTTTCAAATGATTCTGCTTCCACAACAGTTCCATTTTCTAACTTCATTTCTTCGAGTTTTACTTCGATATTTAAAAGCGTTTTAATTTGATTAACTATATCATTTGACTTCATACTTAATAAACGTTTAATTAAAATTATTTTGCATTTTCATTTATGCTTTCTTTTGTATAATAAACCATTCTGTGCCATCACTCCACAACTGAACACCTTCGTATTCTTTATTGATTACATAAGCAGATGCTGAACCATCAATAGTCGCTCCATTAATGGGAGTTAAACTAACCCTAGTATTAGATGTAAATGTTGTGTCAGATATAAACCTTATTAATCTATTTGTGTTTGTTCCATTTGCATTAGGCAAATTAACTGTTGCATTTTCTACTCCACCTATTGCAGTAAATGTTAACTTTATTAAAGTAGAACTAGCATAAGTGCTATCTGATAAATTTACAATAGAACCATCTGCCACAGTTATATGTGTTGCAATAACGTAATTGTCTATATCACTTAAAGTAGTTTTTTTAGTTGTACTACTTTGAACCAATGCAAATGATTCATCTCCTTGTAATGCTGATGCACTTGGTAACTCACTTATTTTTAAATTTGCCATTACGTTAAAATTGTTGAATTGTTTTCTTGTAAAATCAAACTGCCATTTTCTTGCGATAGGTTGTTAAAAGTCCCTGTCACATTTCCAATTCCTTGGTTCATCATTGCACCTTTACAACATTCTTTTGAATATGTATTTTTATCTTGACAAAGACAGGCTCTTGTACTTGACTTTGGAGATGACCTACTAGGTAGAACAGTTCTTCTGTTTATTCCTTGCATTATTTTTTTTCTAGTTGTTTAATTTTTCTTAGTGACCAAGCCTTAGCTGACTTGCCTCCCCAAAGGAGAAAAGATATAGTTCCACAAGCCTTTGTGTCGGATGGATCATAATAGGCTTCTGCTCTGCTTAAATAAGAATACATTCTTTTAATTGTTTGTAAAGAAATGGGTTTCCCTTTAGCTAATTGTTGCGCTCTTATTTTGCCTACATCGGTAGCGCATTTGTTATTTACTTTTTTATTTAACTCAATGCCCCTTTTAGCGTTATTCTTTACTGCTGATGGGTAATCTGAATAAGATTCCATTTCTATTTTATCATCAGTAATAATACCCTTAATCATTGAAAGCATTTCTAATGATTCCTCTTCATCAATTTCTTCTAAGGTTTTTAATTTAGATGCTTCTATTTTATCCGCAAAGAATCCTTCAATACTAAACCCTTTTACTTTGCCTGTTTTGACGTAGTCATTCCAAATCTCATCATTGTTAACCTTAACAGTCCCCATCCAAGTACCAACAGGAACATTTAGGTCATACTTCCTAGATTTATCATACTTCTCATCTTCAACTATCCAAGACTCTACTAAGGTTAACCCTTGTAGGTTATCAGAATGCTCTAATGTTGAGTTGCTTTGATATCCGTTGGTTAAGTATCTTTGCGAGGCTTTTAAGACAGTATCTTTAGAGAAATATATATAATACTCATCTCCTTCGTTCTTTCTGTAAATAGGCTTATTTGGTATTAATAAAGCACCCATTAAAATTTTCTTCTCACTATCTACTTGAGCAAGTTTTATTTCATCTGATTTTAAAGCTATAAAGTCAGACTCTATTGCGGGAGACTCAACAATGCTAATTGCTTCAATGCCACTCTCCTCATCTTCATCTAAAACTAATTCTACTATCTTCATAATTATTAAACGATTAAAATTTTAATTTTTGTGTTTACAATGTTGCTGATTCTATTATATTTCTATCTAAACCTTGAGCAGTTGTTACATCACTAGAAACCACAAAAGCCTTTACGGGTGGTTGTGATCCCATTAAATCCGCAATTTGACTTGCCCCACTTGTACCTACAACATTAAATGCGGGAGTTTGTGGTTGAGCGGATTCGGTTATTGTTGGTGTACTTCCCATTGAAGGGGGTGACGGTGTTGTTCCTCCTCCACCTCCTCCGACTCCACTAATAATTGATTTAGCTTTGGATGCCATTCCTATTACCGCTGCTATTTGAGTTGCAGCAAAGATAGGATAAGAAAAAGGTGCTAGTGGTCCCGTACCCGCTGCCCCTTGTTGTGCGATTTTTAAACCGTTCATAAAACCTACTCCTGTATTAAGGGCAATTTCCGCAATCGCTGCGGTTTTTTGTCCCGCAGTACCTTTTTTAAGACTATTACTTAAAGCACCTAAAGCATTTTGAGCAGATCTTAAATTTTGTTGTCTTATTAATTCTTCTGCCCTTGCTAAATCTTCTGTTTCTTTTAGCTTCTTCTGACCTAAATCAAAAATCTCTTTATTGTAACCCTCTTCTGCAGATACTGCTTCTTCTCTAATCTTATCTTGAATTTCTTTTCTTTTAAGTAGATAAGTTGCTTCGTAAGCTAATTTTAATGCATTCTCTTGATCTAATCCTAAACCTAATGCTTCAATTGCTTTTATATTTCTCTCTTTATCAAGATCTAATTTTTTAAGATCATCATCAGCTAATAAATCCTCTTCTTTCTTTTTAAACTTAGCAAGAAGTTTTAATCTTTCAGCCTCTGCTTTTTCTAATGCTTTTAGTCTTGCTTTTTCCGCTGCCTCTAATGCCTCAATGTCTTTTAATTCTTGCTCTTCTGCTTTTTCTTTTCTATTAGCCTCCTCTAGTTTATCCTCTTTGTCTTTAAGTGTTTTTAAATACCTAGACTCTCTTGTAGCATTTCTTATAGTTAATTGAGTGCTTTTTAATGCTCCTTGCTCAATCCTTTTCTGACTAGCCTCTATTTGCGCTTCAGCTTCTAATAAATTAGATTCAATCATTTTCGAATCTATTGCCTTACCTATTATTGGAATTTTTGAAATTGCTAGAATAGCCTCAAGAGAGAATTTTTTTATTACTCCTGTAAAATATCCAAATCCTCCCCCAACAATATCTTTAGTCATAGAGATCCCAATTTTTAAAGATTCAAATAAATCGGTAACTACAAAAGATGTTCTACTCATCGCACCTCTAAGAGTTTCAATTCCTATTATTAAAAGTCGAACAGCACCCCGTTGTATTTTATTTATTAATCCATCTCCATCTTCAATACCTAATAAAAATCCTTCCCAAGCAGATCCTAACTCTTTAACATCACCCGCTAAATTATCAAGTTTAATCTCTGCCATCTTTCGCGCAGCACCTTCAGCATTTTCAAACTGTTTTGTTAATTCTGCTATTTGTGGAGTTTCATTAGCTAAAGTTACTAATGCCGTTCCTCCTGTCTTACCTGCTAAAGCCATTGCAGTCCCGAGTTTGTTGGAACTTGTACTTATTTTTTCTAAGGCTTGATCTAATGTCAATCCTTTTGCATTTAATTCAATAAAGGCAGTGCTTAACTTTGTTCCTCCCCTGCTTCCTTTAACTCCTGCATTTGCTAAAACTCCTAATAAAGCTGCGGTTTGTTCTACACTAACTCCAACCGATCTAGCTGCAGGTGCAACATTTTTAAAAGACTCCTTTAAACTTTCGAAATCTAAAGCAACAGATGACGCACTTAAAGAAAGAACATCAACTACTCTTTGAGTGTCTTCAGTTTCTAAACCAAATGCCCTTACCGTGCTACCCGCTAATGCTGCAGCGTTTGAAAGATCTACATCTAATGCCGATGCTAAATCTAAAATTGCGGGAGTAGAATCTTGAATGCCTTTAGCGGTAAAACCTAACTTTGCTAATTCAGTTTGTAATTCTAAAACTTGAATTGCAGTATAGGCAGTTGATGCTCCTAAACTTTTTGCTTGTTTCCCTAATACATCTAATTCGTCCGCACTTGCTCCCGATATTGCTTCTAAACCCGATAACGCTTGTTGAAAATCCGCTCCCGCTATCGCTGCTGATCTAATTAATGTAACTAAAGAACCAAATGCAACTACTAACGCACCTACTCCTGTACTTATCATTGCGGTTTTTAATCTACCTAGCATTGGAATTGCTCCCGCTAAAGCATCACTAAAACCCGCAAATGCTCCTTTTAATCCTTGCCCTGTAGCTTTAGCTTTTGTCCCCGTCTCAGTAACTTCTTTATTAAGTTTTTTTACATTCTTAACCGCACCCGAAGTATCTGCTTTTAAAGTTATTTGTTTTACAACCGCCATTTTATTTCTCTTTTTAAAACCTTATATGCCTCTTTTAAATTTGTAGGCATCTTATACTTACCTTTAGCAAATTTTATTATTTCTGTTTCCCCTTTTGATTCCTTTAATAATTCTAAAATTAATTTTATCATAGTATATTGATTAATTCAAAATTTGTTTCTCCTGTTTGAAAATTAGTTGACATAGAATTTATTTTATACTTTTCATTGTTTGTTTCTATTACGTTATTCAACTTTAAGTTGTACAAAATATTTAAAGGTAAGTATGCCTTCACTTTAATGAATCTTCTTTTAACGTTAAATGATTCAGAAATAAAAGTTTCGTAATAGCCTTCAAACAAACTGTTGGAAAAGTCACTATTTAATGTCCATTCATTTATTTCATTTTGAAAGTTTATATTTTCAACACTAACATTTGGATTAAGTGAAACGCTATTTGATGGAACTATTACATTAGTTTTTGATTGGTTTGTGTTTAATGTTGGTCTGACAGAAACGTATGTTGCTGATCCAAATGCTTGAGATTGTCTTATTGGATAAAATAGTAAAGGTTTACCTATATAGGGTTGAACATTTTCATTTACAGAAATGCCATACATTATATTGGTTTGAGAATTAGATGCACTAGTATTTAAATCATTTAACCTTTCCATTTGCATATGCTCAAAAGGTATTTTTACATTATAAACATCTGATGGAGCATCGTAGATTTGTCCATCTAAAGTATAACGGATTTCACCCCATCCAATATTATTTAACTGATTATATTTTTTAGCCAATAAAGTTCCTGTTCCTTCGTATAGGAAATTGATTTGCTTATAAGGTAGGGCAACATCTACTTTACTAGAACGAGTATCTAAAAACTGATCAATAGAATATTCATTTGATGTAGTACCTCCT